AGACAGTCTCAGGATCGGGAAGTGAAGCATCGGGTTCAACTGAAAGCCACTCCTCTGCGTTTGTAAGCATCCTGGTTAAGAAGTCTACGAGCGCGAAGAATGAGCATGCAGCTGGTATAGATGAATCCGACGGCTCAGCGTCGATGCCAACTTTGTATTCACTGAAAGCGGCATCAACCGATTCCATTGTCGCTTTTTCAAGCAACGATATCAAATTCTCAACTGACAACCGAGTGGATGGGAGAGCAGTGTAATCACTCCAATCCCTAGCGTGGATGGCGTCAGTAATTGATGTAGTAGACAGGATGGCTGCGTCAAATAATCCTTCCGTGAAGTTATCTAATGCCTTCCTGATTCCAGACTCATCAGGCGGAGCTGTTGCTTGTGATCCGCTGTATACTAATCCACGTGAAGACAAAAACACATTGTCAGTTTTCAAGTTGTTCAGTATTGACGTCTTAACAGTATCGGCGTTCTCAAGGAACTTCTGTCCCTTATACACTCTGATCTGAGAGGCGATATACATGTGAACTCTCATTCTTAATGAAGTGGTATCCGCGGATTCAACAAGCGTTTCTACGTTAGCTAGATTGAATCCTGAGAAGATCTGGTCAGCATAGCGTGAACCTATAACCTCACTCTGAATGGTTTTCAACGCCGCAATACGCGCCTGGCGATGCGTTTCGAAGAAACCTCTCTCAGGTAACAACCCGATAGAGGAAAAATCCCTGACTGGGGATATGACAACAAGTTTGCCCATGTTAATAAATTAATTTAAATTCCTTTCCTTGTTTTCCTTACTAGAAAGCCCCCCTTCATTAGAGAAGGGGGACATTCTAAATTAAAATCACATCTTATCTGAGATGCGATCTTTGCGTTTCTGCGCGATTCTGTTAGCCAGGGAAGCTGCTGCTTTCACGGCTGTGGTTCCGATGGCAATCTGCTTTCCAACGGTTCCGCGAGCGATGGCTTTACCTAAAGTCAAAGCTTTAGCTGCTGTTGCTCGAACTTTACGTCCTTCCTGCACTAGCTCCGCTGATGGTAACTCTGTGCCACCATCGTTATCGGTCGTATAATCTGTGAACTCCTCTTCATCAACATCACCTGATGCAATGGAGTTTACCGTTTCAGACAAACGACGACGTTGTGCGGCGCCTAATGTGCTAAGCAAATCTGAGTACTTAGAAGACCCATCAGAAAGGGTTCCTTTCTCAGCGTCCCAAGATCCTGATTGACCTAGAGCAATG